TTAGTTGTTTTAATTTTTAGAATAATAGGGGGTATAGGATATACATTTAAAAAAAGATTTTATGGTGCTCCATTTCATTTGGGAGAAATATATATATTATATTTGGGATTTTTAGTAATATATGAATTATTAATGAAAAGTAAAATTAACTTGGTTGAGTCAAATTTGGATTAACCGATGAACATCTTTGCAATGTAGATAGAGGTAATTCATTCGTTCCGCCTCCTCTTCTTACTAAAGGGGGCGGTGCTAAATTTGTAAAATAATCATTTTCAGGTTGTGATTGATTATTTTGATAAGGATTAGGTTGATCCATAAACAACAAATGTTCTGGCATTTCCATCTCAGTTTCATTTATTGCGGCTGGTGCTGACTGTAATCGTTGAACTTGAACTCTTCTATACGTTTCTAGGGTTTGAGATGTTTGTCTCATATTTCCTACGTGTAAGGGGATACTACTATCTGATTGTCCAAACTCTCTTATACCTAATTCATTTGAAATAGCCCACGCATCTACATTCGCACCCAAATAATGAACGATCCAGCCTTTTTTATCTTGATAATTAACTAAGTTTTTTTTTATAGTTTCGGTAGTATATTTTCTACTTGTATTTTCTTCACCATCGGTATTAATAAACAAAATAACATTATTTTCAAGTTCATGTTTTTTCATAATATCTCCAATGGCATCTAATAAAGACGTGCTACCTGCTGGTTTATATATTAATTCATTCATAACAACATCTTTTATTGAGTCGTATTCGACAGGTAAAGATAAACATGATGAAAAGGTATAATAACTAAATTTCGGAGGAGTTTCTTCTCCACTTAATTCTAGATTCTTTTGTTCATTTAAAACTTCATCTCTAGCTGAAATAGTTTGTGATTCCTTGCCTTGCATAGAACCAGATTCATCTAATAACATAATAACTCGAGTAGTCATTTTGAACGTAAATATAATTTATAATGCTTTTTTATTTAACCATTCGATTTTATAATTCATGTTTATTTTTTCTCTTTATAAATCATAATATGAGTTTAACAGAAAAAATAAATGATGAAGATATGAAAAGGCATTGGCATGCACAACAAGAAGATATTCTCAAAGATTGGAGCGAACAAGCTGGATGTTATAGATGGATGCATGAACGAGCCTATCAAGTTTATAAGAAACAAAACATGAGATTTAGCATTCCAGTAATTGTAATTAGCACAATAACAGGAACTGCTAACTTTGCACAAAGTGGTTTCCCTGATTCAATCAAAGGTTGGGCGCCTTTGCTTATTGGAACACTCAATTTAGCAGCCGGACTTATTACAACCATTGCACAATTTTTAAGGGTTTCAGAGCTACTTGAAGGACATAGGGCTGCTAGTATAGCATATTCAAAATTAAGTAGAAATATTGCTGTTGAATTATCTTTACCTTCAGATGAAAGATCAATGCCAGGAATTGATTATATTAAGCAATGTAGAACAGATATTGACCGTTTAATAGAACAATCGCCTCCTATACCACCTGAAATTTTGTCTTCTTTTGATAAAAATATATTACAAGACTCATCTGGTAATACTGTAAAATTTTCTGTTCCTCCTATATTAAAATTAGAACCAATAGATGTATTTAGGACGGAAATTGATGAAGAGCATAGAATTAAAAAGGCTATGGAAATGAAAGAACTTGCTAGAAAACAAAAAGAGAAAATGTTAAAAGAAGAACAAGATAAAATTGAAAGAGCTATTAAATTACATGAAGAACGAAGACAAAGTATGAGGGGAGAAGTTGAATTAGAAAGTATAGCAAAACGATTACAACAAGAAAAGAAAACCGAAGAAGATAAAGAAAGTTTAAAACAAAACTTATCTTTGGCTTCATTAACGAAAAGAATAGGAAAGTTTAAAGATATTTTAACACAAGAACTATCAGATTCAGAAGAAGAAGAAAAATCAGATATCGTATTAACAATAAATGATATTTCAGAAAATATTGTTGATGTGTCTAATAATGATATTTCTGGAAATAATGTTTAATCTTTTTTATCAAAAAAATTAGAATTATATAATAAAAATACACCTATACAACATATAATTAAATAAAATAATAAATAATATGCACCATTTAATTTCATAGTTTTTACAAAATAATCAGAAAATCCAAAAGCAGCTACATATAAAAATATGAAACCAAATTCATAAGACAACATTATATATTATATTATTATTATTTATTGAATTTTTCATGCATCAAACATATTGTTGAATCTGCTTTTTTATTAGGCATTAATTCACCTTTTATTCTTCTATTAACCATTGGAAATGGTATATTTACTTTAATATGATTACCATTTTCTATAAAATCTTTAAAATGTGAATATAGTTTTTTTATAGGTTCATATCTTGGTGTTAATTCAAATTTTGCCAATTCTTTTATAATATTGGCTACGTCTGATTTTCGTTCATCTTTTGTTTTATATTCTATTAATTTTCTCTCCCCTTTTTTCTTTTGGTTGTCAATTTTCTTACCCATATAAAAAATGTGTAGTTTTTATTCTAAGTATTTTTATAATTATACGTTAATAATATCATTAAAATATATATTTGTTTATAAATGGCAGAAATAAAGAAAAGTAAAGAAACAAAGAAAAGTAAAGATATATCAAAAAACGACATATCCTATAAATATATGCCTATCTCAATCTTTGATGTTCAAAAAATGGGAAAAAAAGGCATTCGAGGTAAAAGAAATTGGAGTAAAAATAAAACAGTTCCTTCAAGTAGATCTACATATAGCCCATTTCCACCAGATGTTGCCGAATGGTGCGCAATGTATTTTTTAAGAGATAAAAACAATATATTTGATCCATTTGCTGGATGGGGTGAAAGGCATAAAGCAATAAAAGATTCTAGTAAAAATTATATTGGTTTTGATATTTCACCAAAAGCTATAGAACATGCCAAAAAAACATATAATGTAGATAATATTTTAGCAAATTCAATGACAGACGAAATACCAACACATGATGGATTATTAACTTGTCCGCCTTATTGGAATTTAGAAAAATACGAATCTAAAGATGGATTAGATCATGATGACACATGGAAAAATTTTTTAGAAAACTATGAAAAATTATGGCAAAGAGTAACTAAAAAAGCTTTGTCAGGTTCGACATATTGTATAATGGTAGGCGATTGGAGAAAAAAAAATGTATTTTATGATTTATCATATCAAACAGAAAAAGTTATGGAAAAATGCGGTATGGAACCTTTTGATAAAGTTATTTTATCTTATAAAAAGATATCACCTATTAAATTATTATTACCTCAATGTAAAAGATTAGGTTACTCTTCAAAAGTCCATCAATATTTACTTATATATAGAAAACCATAATTATTTTCATACTATAATTATATATGAAAATAATAGTAATATTAGGTTATAAATTATTAAAAAATGGAAATATGTCTAATATATTAATTCAACGATTAAATAAAGCTATTAAGTTATATAAAAAAAATGATATATTTTTAGTATCTGGTGGTAAAAATCAAAAAACAACACATACAGAATCGTATGTAATGAAAAAATATATAGAAAATATATTACCAAATGCAGAAATAATAACAGAATCTAATTCAAAAACAACTATTGAGAATATAAAATATATTAACTCTATTATAAGTTTATTTAAATGTAAAAAAATTCTTATTACCTCAAAAAATCATGTGGAACGAGTTAAAAAAATTTTATTAGATTATGACTTAGATATTAAAGTTTTACACTAAGAAAAACCATATCTATTTCTAATATTTTCCAAATTTCTTCTTTGTCTATATAAATTTGTTCTAGGAGAAACATTATAACTAGGAGAAAATAAATCGACATGTGTATTTCTAACAACATATCTCGATTGACTTGCATTTTCAGAAGAAAAATCACGACGAAAAGATGGAATATCAGTTCTTAATGAAGGCAAATGCAAATTTGTTGTGGTATCGTCTTCTTGTATAACTCTTCTACAAACAGGACATGTATTAGCATTAGATAACCATGTATTTATACAATTACGATGATAAACATGATTACATATTAATGTTTTAGAATTATTACTTATATCTTGCATACATATCGAACATTTTTCATAATTATTTTCAAAAGTATTTACTATTGTATTTTTTGTTAGCGTTGAAGATAAAAAACTATTTTTAGTTATTCTAAAATTAGAAGGAGATGATACTGGCGAGTCATATGAAGGCAATTCTTCTTCGTCTATTTGTGTTCTTCTTGCTAATCTTGATTGTCCAACAGCCATCATTTTTATCATATCTGTTGGTTTAAAAACAAAATGTCCATAACTACCTTTACATTTTAATTCACCTATACACATATCTTTTTCAATTTTATTTATTTTAAAGTAATAGTTACCTTTTGGAACTAATTGTCCAGCTTCATCAAAAAAGTTTTGTTGTGTGCTTATTGTTGTTTTTATACAATTTGACATAGATTATATTTTATTCATAAAATATTTTTGTGTCATAAAACTTATTGTTTTATCACAAACATTTTTAACAAACAAATAATTTAATTTTTCTAAAGTATTTGAAATATCGTCACAATTTTTCCATTTTTTTTTGTTGTTTATTAGATTTTCCAAATTAGGATGATATATTTTTATGGATTCGCATATAAATTTTGTTAAATTTCCTTTTTTCAGCATTGTTTTGGATGTTTTATATGTATTTTCATAATGAAACCAAATAATGATTGGAAATATGAAACAAATTCCATGATTATCTGCTATTTGCAAACATGGTCCATTATAAACATGTGATCTATTTTTTTTAAATGATAGATTGGTTGTAAGTTTTCTATTTAAAAACTTAACAAAACGTTTCATAAAAACCATATCCAATGATTCTTGAAATTTCATTTCTATAGATCTTTTTGAACGTTTTGTATAAATTCGAAATGTATTTATTTCTTTCATAGAGTCTCCATGTGGATTTATATAGTGAATTTTACCTTCATTTATGATAATACACGTAGCATGAGTGCAATATCTTTTCTCATAATAAGAGTAGTTAATTAAATCCACCATTAAGAATAGTGCTTTTTTTTCAGTTAAACATTCTTCAATTTTATCGATTAATGGTTGTTCCCAACAAACCCATTCATTTTTATGTTTTGTATAAAAATAACTATTTATTTTAGACATTTTATCAT